GGCGTACTCGGAAGAACTCCAATAGGTGCCAGTCGAAAAACCACCGATGGATGCTCGGTTTGTGTATAACTCGGTAAGTTCATCTTTTGATGGCAAAAACCAATCTGAAAAACCGCCATATGTGTAATCAGAAGCATAGACAGCGGCAGATGTTGCAGCCACGTTTCCTGCCTGTGCAACGATGTCTATCGTGTTTTGAGCACCTGTCCCAATTGCAGTACCGTCAGCACCAGAAACTAGTGTTGTCTGGTTTGAGTTAACATTCGTAGCCCAAATTCTAATTAAATCAGGATTGAGGAATGGTGATGCTTCAAAATATTTCCCAGTTGAGTTACCTGCCGTAGTTGGTGTGATAAAGATTTTTCCACCAGCAGGGCCAGTATCACCAATCTGATATGGGGGGGATGTGACATATGGTGACGAAACATGAATGCCGTTTTTAATTAGATTTCCTATGAACATTGATGCCCATGGCATGTAACTTTCATCCATGACATTTGGATTTGTTAATGAACTCTGAAACTGATTAAAAACTGGAGAATCCACTTGACTCTTAAGACCCACAGATAGTTCGCTGTATTCTGTTGGGAGTATCTTTATGTAGTCCTTCATCGCACCCTCGGCAACAGAGGTAAGACTGTGCCATAGTTTCATTAATGGAAAAGAAGGGTTTTCCTGTTGCGCGTCAATCTCGTAGTAAACATCGGGAAAAAATTTTTTACCGTATGTATAATATGTATTATCTAAAAACGGTTTGTCATAAACCAAGTGCGGCATGGTGAATCTAACCGTTTGACCTTCATGGTTGTATATGGTGATTCTCACCCTTGCATGAGCGACTGGTTCGTTTTTGTCATCAAATTCAAATATGTTTGAAAAACAAGCAGTCCATTCTCCAGCAGACAATTGAATTGTTGTAGGCGTTACGGAGTCATGGTGGTTGTCGTCGTTGTAAAGAGATATTTCCACGCTCGCTGGGTAGGGACAATGAATCATTGCATGGAATACAAATTCCTTATCCAAAACACTATTTGGAATATCAATTACTGGGCTCTGAAAAGCATATGACTCTGTGTTTGAGTTTTTTATCTCCAAAACATACCGACTTGAATGTCTCAAATCGGTTGTTTGAAGTTGTGTTGTCGTAGAAACGTTTAAGAATTCCCAATCAGAAACATAGGATGAAAGTGAATATTTATTACCATTGACATCAGATGAATATAGCCCAGTGAAGTCAGAGAGATAGTTGTTGTCAATCACGAAAATCCGCCGACAGTGAATGTGATATTTAAATTCGCTTCCTCCAAAAGTGGAAGGTCGCCTTTGTTTTCAAATATAAGATTCCCAGTTCCGGCTTCAACGGTCATGTCGTTTGAGGCCAACTCAAGCCCAGAAACAAATAAAACAGACGGCAATTTTGACAAAAGTCCAATTACACCATTCTTTCTGATTGTCGTTTCTGAGTAGGGGAAATAAAGTGGATTTAGATAGTCTTTAAGTGAAGTGACAATTGATGTTGATGCAGTAACAATTGACATTGAGTTCTCGATTGCAACGGAAGCATTTACCTGTGGATAAACAATTCTTGAGCCAAGCACTTTGATGGACAAGCCAGCAATTGTTTTGTCAACGACATCTCGCTGTATTGCAACTTTCTGCAAAATATTTATAGAAGCGCTGTTTCCGTAGACATAGGCTGTCGTATAGCCAGGAACCTCTGCGGCAGTTACGGAATCATCTAGTTCTCCATCTGTAAGGTCATAAACCTTTACTCTCTTGACTTCTGGATATGTTGATGCAATGTATTTTTCTATTTGATTCGGACCAACGAGTGCCTCACTTAGTGATGAAAGAAATGTGACACCCCTAGCAAGGTACTCACCATCATCTTCCGGCTCTTCGCCCTGTATGAAATCATCCTGAGCGGTAACCGAGTTTACCTGTGTGTTCAGGTTGAGGATAGTGAGGGAATCTCCATCGGTGATGGTTGGGACGGTTCCCGTATCCATGGCCATCAATCTGACAATTGCGCTTGGGAGTGGCGTGGCAGGTTCGTCTTCCAAGTCTTGTGTTACATCTTCAATATTCACGGCTCCATCTACTTGATAATATGTTGTTATCACCTCACCAAAAATTGATGTTTCGTGAACAAATGTTGTACCGCTCGGGATGGTTGCTCCGTTATAGGTCAGCAACTCAACATTTACGGTAACGGTTGCATTGCTCCCGTTGGTTCTCTGCACACCCATCATTGCGAGAACGCCCTCCATGAGTCTGTTGGGCAGTGCATTAATATGACCCACAGAAAGCGCCGTCATGTATGCCATTGCCTGAAATATAGAGTCTTCAATTGTTCCAACTCGCAATTGAAATTGCGGAATGTTCATTTGAGCGATTTCAACGGCATTGAGGTACACCTCACTAGGCTGCTTATCGTAAATGCGCATATTCACGTATGGGGAAAAATCAGCAGCCATTATTACACCGTTCTGTAGGAAACATTTAAGAATGTTGAATTTGATGAACTCGTTACCTCAGTGTCCACGTTGGTTACGGCTATCTCTGGGATAAATCTTGCTGCTTGGATAATAAAATTTCCACGGTCAATATTCCTGTACGAGGGGTCAAACACGCCAAACTGGGGTTTTAATGGATGAGTTCCAGGCTCCGTCAATGCAGTGAAGCTCAGAAGTTGCCTATAGAAAGCATCTGACCCATCTTCGTGTTTCTGTAAGCCAGTTGCATCAAATCTTAAAGGAAATGCGATTGTATCCATTATGCGTTCTCCAAGGTGGTAACACGTTGAGCAAGAGATGTCACCTGCGCCTGAAGCGATGCCACCGTTACTTTGGTAGCAAAAATATCAGCTGACACATTAAGTCTACCAATAATTATGGCTTCCTCAATCGTGTGCCCTAGAAAACCAACCACAACGGCTTCTAGGTTTTTGGGAGGATTGGATTTGGTTGCATTTAGGAACCTTATTTTATGTAAGGTCAACGACATATCGCCCACCGCCACCGAGCACCTCAAATCTGAGCCAACAGCAGTTATTTGACCAATATACAGACCACCACCAATAGATGGGAATTGTGCCCCATTATTGTAATTTATATAATCTGGGACTGCTTGATTTTCGTGAGCCATATCAACCTACTGTATACGGAGGGAACGGAGGACTAACCGTAATGCTTGATTGTCTTTCCTCAATGAATGGAATAATCGTTGCAGGTCCAACCATCTCTCCTTTGAAAATCGGCCCGACAGGGAGTTGCACGATATCCTTTGGGTCACGTTCTATGGTCATGAAAGAAATCGATACTGGGTTTGGTGACAATTCCTCGTAATCTACGGAACTAATCAGATAGTAGCCAGTAAACATTGGTATACCGTCTAGAAAAACAGTCATGCCAGGTCTGAGTGAAATGCCATTTGTTCGTGTAATGCTTGCGCTTCCCTGTGCTTCAAGTGGGTCGTTGTCTGATTTTCGCATTTCCGGTAGTGAGAGTAACTCAAAATCTTTTCCCAACTTGCCCGGAACCAATGGGATAAACCTTCTGACTACTTGTTTTAATTCCTTTTTACCAGTTTTGTTATTCTTTTTTTCTTCTAGTACTGCAATGGCGGTTGTCCCCCATTTTGTCAATAGCCACTTCATTGAAGCGAAGTAAAGTGTCCCATCTGCTTCAAAAATCTTAAATTTTGCAGAACTTGCCAAATTTTGTAGCACGTTCCATAGCGAATCAGCCTGGGCGGTGCCGCTTGCTTTATTGATTTTGACTGCTTTTGATGTTTCTTCACCAACAAACTTCAAGCCATACTTCAATGCTGCGGCTCTTGCGAAAGCTGTACCACTCGAGCTTGATGTGGCACTAGGATTTTTATCTCTTTTCATCTGCTGAATTGCCTTGGTACGGCATTTCACATTCCAGATTGGGTTATACCCTTGGCTTTGCGAAACAGAAACTTCCGCAATCTCCATTGGGAGGGTTATGTATCTTAACGATGAATCACCATCTGCATTAAATTCTGACTCAGCCATTGATTTCGTCGTATACAGAACATCGGTAGTCACTTGGAAATAATTATTTTGAGCAAACATGAATCCCGTATCAAATATGTTCATGTTGAGCTCGGTTACCATATCCATACTGTAATTAACCTGACAGTCAAGGACTGAACTAAGAATGTTTTCCATGACACCCTTGCTGAGATTGCCAATCTGTATGTTTAAAGGGTCTACTTCAAAAATCATGTTTGTAGCAATTCTGCTATCGTCAGCCATTTACCTTGGATTTCAGTGCATGGCTCTTTGCATGGAATTGGTGGACATTTCTTTTTTGGGCATATTTCAATTGGAGGGATAGCAACTATATCGACTTGCTCAATCGGGCATTCTTGTAGTGTCATAGTGCATGACGCTCGAGAAATTTGATTAGGCAAAGATGCAACAGTCGGCCCTTCGTTTGATGGCGGTGTCCGTTGTACAGACTGAACCGCAAAGTCGGTTATTACGAATTCAACACCCCGACCTTGTGTGTATAGCGGATATCTAAGCTCTTTATCAAAAAATGTATCCATATTTAGGAACGAGACTGGATATGGGGCTGTTGCCATCTGTCTCAGAAGATTAATTTTTTCATCTACTGAAAAGTAAAATCCAAATCCGTCTCTTGGTTGTGCAATATCACTTGATGTCCTGTCAACGAGTTCAAAAGTAAAAGATACTTTTAGTAGTTGGAATCCAGACCAGTCAACAATTGGATGCCTACCAGTCCTGTTTATTTCAGTCCAAACAGAACTTAGACCCGAATATGCTACATCTTTTGGGGCAAAAGGGAATATGAATCTTCGCTCGGTGGGTACGAGTGTTTGTGTTTTGGCCCCATTTTCGCCTTCTGAAACTTTTACATATTGATATTTTTGTACTAATTGAGGTGCGGTTCCTTCGGCTGCTGGTGGTGGCTGATACCCAATTAAACCACGTGTTATTGGGATTCTAATAGTGGTTGGTTTTCCTGGAGCACCCCCATTTGTTCCAGCACCACCGGGATTTGAATTTCTTGTAACATTATCAAACAGCACGTTGGCTCTAGCATTTGCGCGTGCTACTGCAGTTGGTCTTGGAATACCTTGTGACACAAGAAGTTTTATTCTTGCTTTAATAAATTCTTCTTTGAATTTTTCTTTTGCTTGCTTAAAAGTTAACTTTTCAGTAGCCATAATTGAAGTGATAAGACGCTTGACATTGTCTTTTGTTATTTGCGTAACAGCCTGCTTGGTCGTTACCCTTATGCTAGGAACACCTGCGCTTTCTTCGTTTGGAGACAAATCAACCGCATCGTCGGAACCTCCAGTAAGGACTTTTGGAGTATTAAAAAACTTTGAAAGATTGTCTTTGCTTCTGATGCCACTTAATCCTTCAACATTAAAAATCACCCCCCAGCCATCATTCCAGTTTTGTCCTAAAACAAATACAAAACCGTTAAGCGTATGTATTGTGTCAACAATTTTTGCTTTAATGATTGAGTTGTAATAATCTCTCCACTGATTTGCTTCGGAAAGAGTATTGTAGGCGCCAAGGTGCTTTCCCGTTGCCGGCTGGTAACTTGCTGTACTTTCTAATCCAACGGCAGTGAAACGAGCTTGTGAATCAACAGCAGCTAGATACACGGAGTTCCATACACCACCAACTTTGTTAAATTTATACTGTGGATAAACAATATATTTATTAACAAACTGTGCCCCTGCAGTACCGTTCCAACTCTGCACCGTCTGAACGCCGTTTACCGTTCCAGTCGCAAAGGTTGTCTTACCCGCATCCATGTACTGATTTAGGTCTAGGGTTGGGCCGACGGCGGCTGCGACGTTTGGCGCAACAGCAACCGTTGCGGAGGCATTTTTCCAGTTTTGGATAGTTGTATAATCTGTAGATAAAACAATTATTGGGCACAATTTTGCTGGTTGTTCAGGGTCAGAAGTATTTTTGATTGCATAGGCGCTATAGATGTATTGACCAGAAGCTTGACCAGGTGATATGAATGCTGTTCCTGGATATACCGTCTTTCCATTTACTTGTATTGATGACCACTCATACAACTGACCTAAGTCTTTTCCAGGGTACAACTTTGCACCCTCTGAACTCTTTCCGTAGTAATTGAATACTGTATTTCCATACGGATTCGCTCCCCCATTTCCGCTTAATACTTTTGCTGGACCAGTAGAGGTAACCGTTCCAGCCATTATGTCTGGGTATGCAGTGTCATCAGACCAGTAGTAGTCAAATCCGCCAAAAGTTGAAACATGGACACCTGGCTTTGCTCCGCTAGAACCAAGTCTCAATGCCGCTCCAGCAGCAGTGATTGATATGACATTTGATATTTGACCAAGTCTATAGGTGTCGGTAATTGTGTTAAGGGTTGCGACTAGAGGAAGATGTAAAACATTGACTTGAGCATTTGATAATGCACCAGTTGAACTACCACGCGGTGTCTGTAGGTTCCACGGTGTATTCGTTGACTCGTAATAAATCGGGTCACACTCCCAAAGCACTGGCAACCAGAAGCTAGTTGTTTCAAGAACTTGGCTCTGACCAGCCACATATTTTTTTTGTACGACTTTCTTTTTATACTGAGTTGAATTTGCCTGAACCCCTCCTTGCGATACCGCCAGAAGTAGCGAAAGACCCTGTCCCCATTTTTGTTGAACCGTCATATTTGATGGTGCGATATATGCTGGATGTCGTTCGTGCCACTTTGAAATTTTCTCAGGGGTGGTGTAGGAGAATTTTCCAACAAGGTCACCGACATTCGGCGCCCGTAGCGTTGTCCAAGCAGGCATTACGACCTCTGTCTTTCGTTATCTTGCATCAGTTTGATTTTCCTCATCGTTAAGGTCGCAATTGCTTCCGCTGAAGCACCAGTTCCGCCCTCGACGTTAATCACATAACTGTTGGTTGTATTGGCAGTTGCACCACCTTGGCTTCCGCTTGACATCCTCTTAGGAACCATAGTGTCACCAATACCAGGACCCGGAACAACATGTAGGTGTCTGTTTGAATTCACGCCGTGGAACTCTGCAAAGCCACCATTAGCATGAACCATCTTAGAGTACCCACCAAGGTTTTGACCAGTAAGGTCATAAGCTCTTCCCATGATGTGGTCTGAACTTGGCGAACCGAGACCAGCAGTTCGATATGCAGATGTAATTGTTCTCTTGCCAACAAGTGCACTATCCATCATGCTGTGTCGACCAAGTGTTTGGGAGAGTCGTGATGAGGTTGTATCGCCAATTCCCTTTCCTCGTGGTGACGATGTATCCATTGACTCAATGAGTTCCTTGAATGCTTCCTTGGTAAACCATTCTGGCGTAGTGGCTTCAGATGTGAAGAATGCTTTATACTCGCTGATAAATCCATCAAATACAGCCTTTAGGTCATCTGGCATATTTGCAATCTCGCCGAGACTTGAAGCCATATCCTTGTCACTCGCAATTGATTGAAGTCCAATCGCACCAGCGGTAAGTGATGGGTCGTAGGCTTTTAGTCTTTCTTCAACTTGTGCAATATTGGTCATATCAACACCAGCGAATAGGTCTCCAGAAAGAAGTGCTCCTTCAATCTTTCCTGCGATATTTGGGTCAAGTCTTGAGAGTGCTCCACCAAACAAGTCGGCATTTACTGCATATCTATTTTCTCCCTCACCAGTACCAGTGAGTAGTTGATTGTTGACAAATCCGGCGAGGTTTTTGCTGGTTTTTAGAATTGCATCATCCGTATAGTTCAACATTGTCTGTCCACCGGTTGAGCCAAGAACCTGTTGTTCTTTACCGTATAGATAGCCCTTTGCTCCATCCGCTTGCTGTGCATATGCTGTTCCGCCAACACCATAAACTTCTTTAAGTTTCAGTGCTCCACGGAGTCCGCCACCGGCGAGGGCTTGTGAGTCAACTGCAATGTCTCTGAAAAAGGAAGCAATATCCGAATCTCCAGCGGCACCTGCATCAAGTAAGTCTCTGAATGCCGCAGCCTTTTCGTTAAGAATCTTCGGTGCTTCCATCGTCTTGATGGCATCATCAAACTTTGTTAATCCACTAACGAAAACATCTGTCTGCATTCCGCGCATTTCGGCGCCAGTCTTGACCATTGTCTGGCCGAGGTCTTTGAGAGTTTGTGTCCATGAAACCGTTGAATCCATCAAGTTGACATCCAAGGTTCGAGCGAGATTCTCAATTTCCATTTCCGACATGCCGGTAATTTTTTGAAGTTCCGTAAGTCGCTTCTTGTAGTCTGCGGTCAATGCTGTGCCGACAACACCTTGATTTTGTTCTGTTTTTAACGCATAGTCAATGGCTGATTGTGGTTGCTTGAGCATGTCGCCGTATTGCTTTTCGTCCATGGTGATTCCATACGACCTCTGATTTGCATACATATCCTTCACGAAATCAATTGGACTCATACCCCCCGATTGAGTTGCACGAGCCTTGTCGCCAATAGCACCAATTTGTGCGAGATACTGTGGCATAACTTTGGCAATTGCAGACTCACCAACACCTTGCTGGTTCGCAATCGCAACTCCAGCAACCTTGAAATTATCCCTCAAGAGTGTTTTAAAAGCTCCCTCCATCACTGCACGGGAGTCTTCTTTTTCCTTCTTTACACGATTGAATACACCTTTGATACCGCCAGCGATAGCGCCGACAACGGTTCCTACTGCGGTACCGATTCCAGGCGCAATCATTGTTCCGATTGCAGCACCGGCAGCAGCACCCATTACCGCTCCACCCTTACCTGTCCGTGCATTCATTGCAGCACCACCAAATCCAACTGCCATTCCAGCAAGTGGGTTCATCATGGCAATTGAAGAGCCGAGAGCCATTGAGCCCTGTGCGCTTTCATCCATCTTTGACGACAGGAGTTGCATACCAACTGCTGTTCCCATTGCACCAGCCATTGAGCCAGAGTTGAATCCTTTTTGACCAGTCTTGGAGTTGCCTAATACGGCAGTACCGAGTCGGCTTGCACGTATTCCTCTTGTTCCAGTTTTGATGTTTGAAATAGCGCGACCAACACCAGTGCGTGGTTCAATTGGACCGTGCTGCCCAATGTTTGAAGTTGGCGACAGCCAGTTGTTATAGAACGAACCGTTGTAGAATTTGTCAGCACGCTTACCAAAAATACTTGTGCCGGGACCATTTAGTTTGTTTGAAGAGAGCTTCCATGGGCCTTTACCAGGTCTAGGTCCTGGAGTTCCATCTGGTCCAAGATATTGAGAGCGCGCAATCTGTCTGTCGCGCATCCAGTCAGCACCTCTACCAAGCCGTCCACCAAGGCCATTGTTTGCCCTTGCAAATGCTCTATCAAAACGTGTTTTAACCGCACCGTCTCCGACATATCCAGTTGCACCGAGTTTTTGACCTTCGCCGATTCCACGGAAGAATCTTTCACGACGATTAATAATTCTTCCATGAGCAGTGAAACGCTTGCGACCTTTTTCGTCAACTCGATATTCTTTGGGAACAAAAACACCGCTCCTGAATTCTTTTCCAGATGCCCTGAGTTGCGCTTGGTCAACTGGACCAGTTCCAGGACCACCGTAGATATATCTTGGATTTTGGTTGCCAACTCTTTGTTGCAGAATTTCTTGACCCTTGTACTTTCCGCTGCGGATGAGATGTCCACCATTTGGTCCGCGCAATGCTCCGCCCGCAGACGCTCTAGAACCGCCACTAGCGACGCCTGCAAGCGTTGTAAGAGCCGTTGATGCCATGTTGGCAGCACCAGCAACCGATGTCATCGCGGCAGGAACACCACCAGATGCAAATCCAGGTGCACCAGGTCTTCCTGGGGTGACACCAGGATATGGACCGCCACCACTTGTAGGGGTCATTCCACGAGTTACTGTTCCACCAGTTGCTGTTGTGGCAGTTGTGTGTCCGGCTACGCCAGGTCTTCCGTATGACGCAACTGGTTTACCATTGATGTTAACAACACCAGCAGTAATTTTCATATTGGCTGCTTCACGGATTCCACTCATGCTGGTTCCAGAAACAAAACCGCCAGCGGCACCTTTCATCTTCTTGCCGTAGGTAATCAAACCAGCGAGAAGCATGAAGTTTCCAAAGCCTTTTCCACCTAGGAACTTTTCAACCACACCAGTTACTTTTTTGAATCCACCCAAGAAACTGGTGAAGTGCTCAATAAGTGTTGTTACGCCATCAATTACTTTGTTGATAAACGGAAGAGACTCAAAGAAAATCTGCTGTACTTCGCTCCCGTATTGCATTACTTTGACAACAAGATTTCCGACTGCTGTGCCAAAGTTTTCAAAGTCTTGACGATATTTTTGAAGGTTCCGGTTGAAGGCTCCAAATTTTCCCTTGAGTTCATCCCAGATTGGAATCATGACATTTTTGAGCATGTCCTCAATTACTCTGGCACCATCTTGTAACGGGCGAAGATACTCAACCATCCTCTTCCAACCCGATGTGAATTTATCCCACCAGTCCCCAAACCTCTTAAACATTCCCTGTGCTGCGGGTAGATATTTTCTGATTATGTTTACTGTTCCGTTTGCGATTTTTTCTACGACCACTGAAATATTTTCAAGGAACCCGCTGTTGGCGAATGTTCCGAATTCACCACTCAAGCGTTGAAGCGTTGCTTTTATGATTGCTCCAACTTGTTTGAATTCATATTTAACTGGCTCAAGGAACTGTTGACCAAAATCACCAAATTCGTTTTTGATGTTTGTAAAGAGTGCCTTTGCTTGGTTAATCAAGGTGCTGTTGA